ATTGCCCTGCTTGCCGAAAAGGTAGCGCGGCTTATCGAGTTGCACGGCACGCCCGTTAAGGAGATTGCGTGCGTATTGCTGGGCGACTTTGTTGAGAGCGACGGGAACATTTTCCCAAGCCAAGCCTACGAGGTAGAGCGCGGCGGTTTGTACGTACAGATTTTTGAGGGCGCGGGCATGCTTGCCCAGTTCGTTAGAGCAATGGCGGCGCTTGCACCAAAGGTAACCGTGCGCGGTGCGATTGGTAACCACGGCCGCCTTGGGCGGTTTGGCGACCATAGCAACGAGAGCAACGCCGACGCGATTTTGTACCGCATTGCAGCCGAGCACCTACGCGCCGAAAAGCGCGTCGATTGGCGCGAGAGCCTAACGATGGGCGGGCGCCATTGGCACGATACGTTAGCGCTACCGGGCGGCAAAACCGCAATGCTGGTACATGGCGACCAGTTCCGCGGCGGCGCCTTTGGGTTGCCGTACTACGCGATTGCAAAGCGCGCCCAGGGTTGGAACCTTAGCGTGCAGCCTTTTGACTTTTTGTTTTACGGCCATTGGCACACCCCCGCGCGGTTAGTGCTATCCGATGGTGCGCATACATGCTGGGGTAATGCCAGCATTGAGAGCAGCAACCGCTATGCACAAGAGTGGCTAGCGGCCAGCGGTACCCCCGCGCAATGGGCGCTATTTTTCGGCAAGGAGGGCCCTACCGCCGAGTACCTGGTTAGGCTCGATGGTGCCCGAGGCTAAGGGCGAAAGCGCCCTATGCCCGGTATGCGGGGAGGCGGGGCGGGTATACCGCTTTAATGAGTACCCCGTTAATACGGGGGTAGGCGGCATACCTTGGATTTTGGGCCAAGCCGTATGCAAAACGTGCTTGGAGGTGGTTATTGAGGCGGTAAAGGAGGGGGGGTTGCCCAGCCCCCATGAGGGGGGGCTTGACGGCTAAAAACCGTTAGGTGTAGTATCTGGGTATCGGAAATACACAGCCCCGCTAGGGGCGGCCGATAAGGAGGAAAAAATGGGTAAGTGCATTGGTACCGGTAACAGCGTTAAGTGCGAGCGAGTGGCAACCGTAAAAGTACGCGGTAGCAAAACGCTAAGCCATTGCGTACCTTGCCTACGCGAAAGGCACGCTAATAAAATGGCAGCCGATGCTATCCACGCCGCCACCCAGCGCGCCGCCATGGCAGCCTTTAAGGCGGGCCGATAATGCAGGGCAAGTTTAGTACCGGCGAAACCTATTCCATTAGAGCGTATAAAAACGCTTACAAACTTACCAAACGCCGCGAGGGCAAATACCTTATTGCCTTTGTAGCGCTTGACCTTTGCGTGCTCGAACAAATGGTTGCCGAGTACGAGATTAAAGGCGATTACTATACGGTTTGGTGCTCATACGAGGTAAACATTTTGCAGCCGCTTATTAGGCAGCGCTACGCCGAGGTAGCGGCCGAACTAGCCGCCGAGTACGGCGAGGAGGTGCCAGCATGAGCGGCCCAGAAAAGGTAAACGTTATTACCTTTGAAACCGCAACCAGCGATTTATTGGCGTGCAGTTGCGGCAACCTGGTAACGGGTACAGGGTTTAACGAGTTGCAAACTCGATTATTGCGCGAGGTGCGGTTTGTATGCGCCGGTTGCGGCGCCCAGGCCTTAGTTGATTTTAAGGAGCGGGCGGTAGTAAACATTACGCAAAGGGGGCGAGCATGAGCGGCGCCTTTTGGAACCTATGCCCAGTTAATGCCAAGCATGGGTACCTACGCATAGTTAAAACCGATAACGGCGGCCTATTGGCGGTATGCGCAAAGTGCTACGTACCGGTAAAAGGGCGGCCAAACTATTTGGAGGTAAAGCATGATTAAGGCGGCCATTAAGCGCGGGCTTATCCGCGGCGTAATCATTGCGGCATACGCGCTGCTTGGTTATTTAATCGCGTATACCATCATGGGAGGTAGGGTGCTATGAAACTTAATCGAGCGGGTACGCCAAAGGTGTACGGCAACTTTTATACGCCTAAGCAGCGGGCACGGGCGCGCAGCCGGTCGACGGCGCAAATCCTCATACTCATAGGGCTAATAATCCTGGTAACGATTTTGCGGGGCGGGCGATGAGCGGCGAGGGCACGATTGCGCACCTATGCGACCCGCGCAGCCTTAACGGGATTGGTAAAACGCGGCCATGCGTGCGTAGCCTTTGGTGCGGCAAGTGCCAGCGCCCGGTATTGGCAAACCCCGTTACATGCGGAGAGTGCTCCTATTGTGCACGGGTTGCCGAGCGGCGCGCAAAGCGCCGAGGAGGTACCTATGCCCACGTATGACTACCAATGCCGTAAATGCGGCGCGGTGGTTGAGCAGGTAGCCCCCGCCGATGGGCGCAAGGCCCTACGGCATGAGGCCGACGGCGGCAAACTATGGCGGCTATTTAGCCCGCCGGGGCTGGTATTTAAGGGCTCGGGCTGGGCCAAAAAGGATAGAAAAGCGGAGGGTAAAAATGGCTAAGCGGTATGAGTTTGTAAAGGCGGCGCAACGTAGCCCCGAGTGGCTCGAACTACGGCGCCGAGGGCTGGGCGCTAGCGACATGGCGGCGGTTATGGGGGTAAGCCCTTATAAAACGCCCTATGGGCTATGGGCAGAGAAAACGGGCGCGGTTGAGCCGCAAAAGGTAGGCGCCGCGGCCAACCGGGGCGTATTGCTGGAGGACGCCGTAGGCACCTGGTATGAGCAGGAGCGCGGCGTTAAGTTGCGTAAGAGCAATGGCGTAGTACGCCTTAAAACTAAGCCGCGGTTTATGGCGAGCCTTGACCGCACCATTGCGGGTAGCCCTGGCATTGTTGAGATTAAAACCAGCGCCTCGCCGCGTTGGAGTACCTGGCCCGTACCGCCCGAGGTAGTTTTGCAAACCACTTGGCAAATGGGCATAGTTGGCGCGCCTTGGTGCGACGTTGCCGCCCTGCTTGGCGGGCTGGTTTTTAAGGTTGAGCGCGTAGAGTTTGACCCCGCACTTTGGGAAACCATGCTAGCGGCGGGCGAGCGCTTTTTAGAGTTAGTAGATACAAACACCCCGCCCAGCCTAGAAGCGCTCGATGCCATGGCCTACGCCGAGGCTACGCCCCAAGCCACCGAGGAGTTCGCCGTTGCCGATGCAGCCCATGAGCGGGTGCTACGGCAATACCAAGAAACCAGCGCCGAGTTGCACTTTTTAGAGCAAAAGCGCGATGCCTTGGAGATGGTGTTAAAGGAGGCGATTGCCGAAAAGGCGGGGCTAACGGGCGAGGGCTGGACGGTGTATTGGCGCCAAGCCCGCCCAAGCACCGTTACCGATTGGCGAGCCCTAGCCGAGAGTTTGCAGGGCATTGCACCCGATACCTACGGCGAGGCCCTCGCGCGGTTTACCAAGGAGCGCGCGGGTAGCCGGCGGTTTATCGTGCGCGATGGGGGGCTTAATGATTAGCGGCTATACGCCCAGGGGGGTGCTTATTACCCTTACGCCCGATGAGTTGGCAAACGCCAAGGCGGTAGGCGATGGGCGCAACGCCGCTAACCGAGGCGTAGCCGACAAGCCCTATTACGACCGCGATAAAATGGAGGACGATGAAACCGCCTCCTTTGCCGCCGCGGCGGGCGAGTGCGCGGTTGCCAAAGCCTTTGGGGTTGCATGGCATGCGGGCGTATGGCCAGCGGCCGAGCATTGGCGGCACGCCGAGGAGCCCGATTGCGGCGAGCGTATCGAGGTTAAGCGGGTACGTAAGCCCGATAACGGGCTAGTAGTACGCGAAAAGGACGTTGCACTTAACAGGTTTGTAGTGTTAGCCTACCCGCTACCCGAGGAGGGTTTTCGGGTGGTTGACGTTATTGGCTGGATTGCTGCAACCGATGGCTGGGCCATTGGCGCAGATAGCGGCCGGGGCTATAAGCGGGTTGCCCAAAAATACCTGCACGCGGTACCAAGTTTGGAGGCACGCAATGAGTAAGCACGCCGAGGTTTTAGCCGCATTGGCGGCACCGTTCCCGCCCGAGGTTATCCGGCACCGCCCAGGGGTAGGCGGGCGCGACCTTACCTGGGTTGATGCCCGCACCGTTGCGGGGCGCCTCGATGAGGTGCTAGGCGTAAACGGCTGGGACTTTGAGGTAGAAAAGGTAGGGGATACTAACGCCGTTAAGGGCACGCTGCACGTGCGGTTTAGCGACGGCACGGTTGCCATTAGGGCCGACTTTGGCTACGAAACCGGGGGTAGCGGCGAGAGCCTTAAAGAGGCGGCAAGCGATGCGTTGCGCCGTTGTGCAAGCCTTTTTGGGGTGGCTAGGTACCTTTACGCCAAGGAGAACCCGCCTACGGGGCGCGTTGCCGCCCCTACGGGCATTGTGGCGAGGGCACCCGAGCCTACACCTGGGCACGATACGGTCGTGCTTAAAGCGGCTATGGAACTTTTCGCCGCCGATAGTTGCCCCGACCATGGCCAGCCCTGGGCGAAAAAGCCGGGCGGCGTAAGTAAGGCAACGGGCAAACCGTATAACCCCTTTTGGGCGTGCAGCGGCAAAACCGACGGCCAATGGTGCAAGCGTAAGCCCAGCATTGAGTGGGTAGCCAAGCAAACCGAGCCGATTAGCACCGCGGGCAATGAGGATTTAGAGTCGTTGCCTTTTTAGTTAGCCATGGGGGGCGGTAGCGGGTTATGCCGTCCCCCACCAATACCGGAGGAGGGTTTATGGGTTTGTGGATTAAATGGGAAGTAAACGCGCATAAAGACGAGGCTATTAGCCAGATTAGCGACACCGCTTTTAGGGCTTTTATCGTTGCCATTGCCGAGGCCAAGCAGTTGCGCAACGGCGGGCAGTTTAAGAGCGTTGAGCACCTACGCCATTGTATCGGCGCACGCCTCGGGCGGGCTATCCCGCAACTACTAGCAGCCGGGCTCCTTAGCAAAACTGGGGAGGGCGCCGTGCTTATCTCGAACTACGCTCGATACCAAGTCGACCCCACCTCGGCAAAGCGCCAACGGGATTACCTAGCCAGATTGAGCACGAAACCAAAAGGGGTTGACGGTATAGAGCAGAGCAGAGAGAGAGCAGAAAAGAAACCCCCTACCCCCTTAGCGCTGGGCGAGATTTTGCGCAGGGCGCAACGATGAGCGAGCACCTACGGCCAATAGCATTTATGGGCAAAGCGGGTACGGGTAAAACCACCTTGGCGCAAATGCTTAGCGAGCATTACGGCTATGACCGGTTGAGCATTGCCGAGCCTATCCGAGAGGTAGCCCAAATGGCCTTTGGCAAGTTTGATAAGCAAACCAGGTACCCACAAAATACCTTGGGCTTGGCACGCCTCATTACCGGGCGGGAACTTTTGCAAGAGATTGGCGCAGCCCTACGGGAAATGGACAACCTTTTTTGGCTACGGGTATGGCGGCGCCGGGTTGAGTGCGAGCAGGTAGACGGCACTATCGGCCTTGGGGCTACCCGCCCCTGGGTTGTTGATGACGTGCGGCTCGATGCCGAGCGCAACTTTATTGCGGCATGGTACCCGCATACGCTTTTTGTACGGCTAGTACGGCCGCCCGAGGGCGCAACCGAGCCGTGGCAAAACGACATTACCGAGCGGCAAGCGGGCGATTTGCCCGCCGAGTTAGTGCTTGATACCCAGGCGCTAACACCGTTAGAGTGCATAGCGGCGGTGCTCGAAGCCGCCAATAAGGAGGTAGCACATGAGTAACCTAACCGACCTGGAAACTATGGCCGAAATGGTAGGTTTTCGGTATGCAAGTTTGGTAGTTGATACGGCAACCGGCAAGGTAACGCTGCAATGCGAAGACCACGATGGCAACACCCTTACCGTTGAGGCCGAGAGCGTGGACGATGCCATGCTTAACATGATTGGCAAACTAGGCACCATGATTAACCCAGGGGAGGAATAGCACGATGAGCGAGGAGGGGAAAGTTTGCATTGGTTGCCAAGAGGATTGGCCAGCCGACGCCGAGTTTTACCGAGAGGGTAGCCCCGTATGCTTGGCATGCGAGGCCGAGGGGGTAAAGGCGCCAAAGGTTAAAACCCGCGGCTACCGCACGCCCGAGGCGGCGCGTAAGCACCAGCGCGAAAAGTACCAGCGCCATAAGGAGGCATACAAAGCGCGTATGCGGGCTTGGCACGCGGCTAACCGCGATGCACGCAACGCTAAAAGGCGCGCGGCGTATGCCGCCGCAAAGGGGGAGTAGCATGCTGCTTATTGGCGATTGCGTAGAGCAAATGCGTACCCTCGATGCCGAGAGCGTCGACGCCATTATTACCGACCCGCCCTACGGGCTTACTTTTATGGGCAAGGATTGGGATAACTACGGCACGCCGCTAGGCTTCCAGCAATGGACGGCACAATGGGCCGCCGAGGCGTACCGAGTATTAAAGCCGGGCGGCTACCTGCTTGCCTTTGGCGGCACCCGCACCTACCACCGCCTAGCGGCGGGCGTTGAGGACGCCGGGTTTGAAATACGAGATTGCCTACTATGGCTTTACGGCTCGGGCTTCCCTAAAAGCCTAGACGTAAGTAAGGCGATAGATAAGGCCGCGGGCGCCGAGCGCCAAAAACTAGGGCGCAATGCTAATAGCCGCGAAAAGTCCACCAAAGCAAATACGCTTTATGAGAGCGGCACCGTAGGCAAAACCGATTACCTAACCGCCCCCGCAACCGATGCAGCGCGCGATTGGGAAGGCTGGGGTACGGCATTAAAGCCGGCGGTCGAGCCTATCGTTATGGCGCGTAAGCCGCTTATTGGCACCGTTGCCGAAAACGTGCAGCGCTACGGTACAGGCGCCATAAACATTGACGCTACCCGCGTTGGCAACGAGGAGCGCTTTAATAATCCCGGCGGCATTAGCAGCGTAAACGGGGTGTATGGGTTGCGGTTTGGCAACGTTGAGGGCAACACCGTAAGCGGGCGTTGGCCCGCTAACGTATTGCTCGATGAGGAGGCCGCCGCAATGCTTGATGAGCAAAGCGGC